TATATGGCCACAAGCTCAAGCGAGCCGATGACGGCACTCCCAAACTGCCCAAAGGGGTGGTTTTGGAGATTGAGAAGTTTGTGACCGCGGCGGGCAAGTTCTATCGCCTGCGCTGGTTTGGGCACGAAGTGGGCTGGCTGGCGGCGGAGAAGACGACTCCTTTCCGCAACCGGAGACTCGCGGCGGCGGCGGGCTACAAGCTGGCCGCGTTGACCGGGGTGTTTTTTGTGGAATGAACGACGGGGCGTGGAGCGTTTTGTTCAACCTGCTGTGGGTGGCCTTTTGGATCGTCGTGGGGCGCAAATGTGCAAGAGAAAAGGCATGACTGACCTTTTTTGCGGGCTGGCGGTTGACGCCTGGCAAGCCCTGATGACGACCGAGCTGACGACCGAGGCGCGGTTGTTTGATTACGTTTTCCGGCTGCAAAACAGGCGACAGCCGGAGATCTGGGAGCGGGTGCTTGGCCTGGCCATGGTGGACGACACGCTGACGGTGAAGCAGCCGCTGCGAGCGGACGAACTCAGGAGGGTGCATTTTGCCGCCGAAGGGGTCCGGGCGGCGCTGGGGATGTTGGCCGGAAATGCCAGAAAATAAGCATTTTCTGGCATAAGAGTCGATGAGGGGCAGAAAAAACGTTCTGGGGGCACAGGGCGCGCCTGGAGGGGTAAATTTTGAATGGCTCGGAAATTACCAGTCTGGCTGACGGGGCCTGAGCGCAAGCGGCTGCTGGCCCTGGAGATGACGGCCAGGGACCGGGCGATTGTAAGCACATTTCTCTACGCGGGCCTGCGCAGCAATGAGCTGCGGATGCTCGATGTAGAGGACATTGATTTTGAGGCGATGACGCTGTTTGTGCGCTTCGGTAAGCGCGACAAAGAGCGGGTCGTGCCCCTCCATGCGGAGCTGGCGGCGGCGCTCGAAGCGCATCTCCAGGGGCGGTTGAGGGGGCCGGTTTTTGAGAGCAATCGAGCCACGCGGATCAGCTACGACCGGCTGCACTCGTTAGTCGGTGAGCTGGGCAAGCGGGCCGGGCTGCGCAAGGATCTGCACCCGCATAGCCTGCGGCACAGTTTTGCGGTGAGCCTGCTCGATGCCGATGTCGATCTGGAGACCATCCGCGATCTTTTGGGCCACGAGAGCATCCAAACTACTTCGATTTATCTGCACTGCTCAACTACGAAGCGTAGGACGGCGGTGGACCGGATTTAATGGGAGACGCAAGCTGGGCGACTTTATTCAATGTTTTGTGGCTGGCCTTCTGGCTGGCCGTCATTCGCAGGTGTGAGTTTATGGCCAGAAAAATAGCAGCCAGCACGGTCAAGGCGTGGGTGGAGGAGTTGATCAATATTCAGGTCTTCCACGAGCGATACCAGGAACTTGAGAAACTCATCAAGGACGGCCTCGTCGAGCTGAAGTTCACCGAGATGGAGATACCTGGCAAGGGCAGGGTGCTCATCTCGCAATCGGAACAGGTGACCGTGCCGGTCGAGGTGGCCACCGACGTGCTGGGCTGGGACTTGGCCAGCAAGGTGATTGTCACCAGGAAATCGGTCTCTAACGAGATCATCAAGGCGTTTGTGCAGGCCGGGGAGATCAGCGAGGCTCAGCGGGAGCAACTGCTGGCCAGGTCGGAGAAGAAGCCGAAGGTCAGCCTATATGTGAGGCCACTTAAGTGACGCCGACGCAAATAGCGGAGTGGTTCGCAACTGCGAACGAAAAGCTAATAGCCCTCAAAGGACCGTTTGATTTTGGGGGCAGGACACGCCGATCCCGGTGCGGTTCTGCGATGGGCACGGCATTCACGTGCAAGCTTTGCAAGAGCTGCGGTTGGCCTTGCTTGAGACCACCGAGCGATTATTCGCCCCGCGGGGTGAGGACGGGCCGGCCTGCGGGGTCACGGCCCAAAGTTCATTTATTGAAATTTGTACCATTATCGCCAACGCTGAGCGGGTGGAAGGAGTAGCCGGATGAAGTACGTGTTCGTGACTTACGAGTTTTTCTGTGAGTATTGGGGCGAGATCAGCCACGCCGCGACGTTGACGGTGTCGTTGTGGAGCGAGATCATCGCGCTCGCGCCGAAGCTGGCCGCCAAGTGGAAAGAGACGGCCCAGGAGCAAGAAAAATGAGCGCTGATTTGCCAACCAACGCGGGCCTGGTCCTGGTCATTCAGATGGTCTTCTTTCTCAACGTCATTGTCATTATGCTCAATGTCGTTTTTGTTCTGTTTGGTTGGCAAGTGGGCAGACAGCTAGGGCGAATGTGGGTCGTTTTGAGCGGCTTGAGTGAGAGCAGCAAAAAATTAGAGGCCGATATGACGTGTGTCGAGGCTGGCCTGGATAACGTGACCAAAGAGACGGCCATCCAAACAAAGGCCATCGATAACCTGTGGGCCTTGAATTTCAAGAAGGGCTGATGCCGAAGCGAGCAGCCAGGGCGTGCCCATATCCGGGCTGCCCCAATCTGAACTGTGAGGAGCATCGGCCCAGGCGCATCGATGCGCGGCCGTCGTCGGCGGTCCGGGGATACGGTCGGCGCTGGCAACATCTCAGGCTGTCATTTCTTAGAGCCAACCCGTTGTGCGCTGACCCATTCGGTTTGCACGCAAACAGTGGTGAGACAGTGGCGGCGGTCCACGTGGACCACATCAAGCCCAAGAAAGAAGGCGGACTGGACGAATGGAGCAACCTGCAAGGATTGTGCCACAGTTGCCATAGCAGAAAGACAGCGCGCGGGGGGTAGGGGGGATCAAATCTCTACAACCTCGCCGGGGGCAGACCGCGCGGGCCGCAAAATGTTTTCACCCGCAGGTTAGATCGATTTTCATGAAAGTGGGCTAATGCCAGGACCACCACCGAAACCGACCGCGCTGAAACAGCTTGCCGGCAATCCGGGACACCGGGCGCTGAACGGCAACGAGCCGCAGCCGGAGCGAGTGATCCCGGCGATGCCGCGGGGGTTACCCAAACGGGCGCAGCGTTTCTGGAGGGACCACGCCGAAAAGTTAGAGAGGCTCGGGGTCCTGACGGCCGTCGATGGGCCGGCGTTCACCTTGATGGCGCTGCATTACGCGGTGGCATTGGAGGCTCTGGCGATTATTCAGCAGGGCCTCGTGGTGACAGCCGGTGAAGAGGGAGCGCCGCCAAGCGTGGTGATGGGTGGGCTGATGGCGGTGGATGAAAATGGAGCGATGCGGAAGCACCCGCTGCTCCAGGTGTGGCGAGAGAACAGTACCGCCTTCAGACACTACGCGGCGCAGTTCGGGTTGACGCCGGCCTCCCGCGGGAGGCTCAGCATCCCGGAGCCAACGGAAGAGGACGACTACGAGGCGTTTTTGAGGGAATAAATGAGCAGCGATCTGCACCCGGCCCAGCGGTACATCGAACAGGTCAGCCGGGGCGAGATTACTGTTTGCAAGTGGGTGCGCCTGGCGGTTGAGCGCCATGTGCGAGACCTGGCAACAGGCCACGAGCGAGGGCTGTACTTCGACGAGGCGGCGGCTAACCGGGTCATCAAGTTCTTTAATTTTCTGAGGCACTCCAAAGGGGAGTGGGCCGGCCAGGTCGTCAGGCTGGAGCCGTGGCAGCAGTTTATTTTGTGGGTACTGTTTGGCTGGAAACAGGCGGACGGGACCCGGCGATTTAGGACAGCCTACGAAGAGATCGCCCGCAAAAACGGGAAGAGCACGAAAGCGGCCGGGGTGGGGCTGTATCTCTTCGATGCGGATAAAGAGCCTGGCGCGGAAGTTTATACAGCCGCGACGAAGCGAGACCAGGCCCGGATCACGCACTCTGAAGCGACGCGGATGGTCAAGAAATCGGCGGCGCTGAAGAAGCGGATCGCGATTTACAAAGACAACCTGCACAACGAGGCGACGGCCAGCAAGTTTGAGCCGGTGGGCCGGGACGCGGACAGCCTCGATGGGCTGAATATTCACGGGGCTATCGTCGATGAGCTGCACGCCCACAAGACCAGGGATTTGTGGGACGTGCTGGAGACGGCCACGGGCAGCCGCCGGCAGCCGCTCATGTACGCGATCACCACCGCCGGCTTTAACCGGACGACGATCTGCTACGAGCTGCACGACTACACCAAGAAGATCCTCGAAGGGATCATCGAGGATGACAGCTTTTTTGGGATCATCTTCACTCTCGACGAGGGCGACGACTGGGAAGACGAGGCTAACTGGGTCAAGGCCAACCCCAATTTAGGGGTGAGTGTGAAGCTCGACGACCTGCGGCGCAAGGCGGCCAAGGCCAAGAAGATGCCCAGCGCGCTCAATGCGTTTCTGCGGCTGCACATGAATGTGTGGACCCAGGCGGAAACGAAGTGGGTCAACGCGGATAAGTGGCGAGCGTGCGGTGAGGAGCCGATAGACCTGCAGGCCCTGGCGGGCCGGGCCTGCTACGGTGGGCTGGACCTGTCGAGCACGATTGACAT